TGAATCTCTAGATGAGGGGGAGATCCAAGAGCTTTCTGACGACTTGTTGGGACTTGTAGAGGCAGACCAAGATAGCCGTAAAGAATGGGCAGATGCCTATGTAAAAGGTTTAGATGTACTAGGATTTAAGACAGAAGAGCGTACTACTCCTTGGGAAGGCGCTTGTGGCGTGACTTCTACTGTATTGGCAGAAGCAGCTATCCGATTCCAAGCAGAGACTATGAGTGAGACTTTCCCTGCCGCTGGCCCTGTTAAGGTCAAGATCCTAGGCATGGAGAATAAAGAGAAGGTAGAGGCCGCAGAACGCGTAAAAGCGGACATGAACTACGAACTTACCGAGCGTATGGTTGAGTACCGTTCTGAGCACGAAAGAATGCTATATAGCCTAGGACTCGCAGGATCGGCGTTTAAGAAGGTTTACTTCGACCCTAATATGGGACGACAGTGTGCGCTCTATATCCCCGCAGAAGACGTTATAGTGCCATATGGCGCATCTAACATCGAAACTGCCGAGCGCGTATGCCATATAATGCGCAAAACCAAGAATGAGATTCGTAAGCTACAAGTAAGTGGTTTTTATAAGGATGTAGAGCTAGGTGATCCTGTGTCATTCCACACGGACATCGAAGAAGCTAAAGCAGAAGACGGCGGCTTCACTCTAACAGACGACAGTCGATATACTTTATATGAGATTCATGCTGACCTAATCATTGAAGGTTCTGGCGACTCAGAAGAAGATGATATTGCTAAGCCTTACGTAGTTACCATCGAGCGTGGTACAGGACAGATTCTATCTATCCGCCGTAACTGGGATGTAACAGATCAACTAACGCTGAAGCGCCAACACTTTGTACATTACGTATATGTGCCCGGATTTGGCTTCTACGGCCTTGGACTGATCCACATCATAGGTGGGTACGCTAAAGCAGGAACGTCGATTATACGGCAATTGGTGGACTCTGGTACGCTTTCTAACCTACCGGGCGGCTTGAAGTCCCGTGGTTTGCGTATCAAAGGTGACGACTCTCCAATCGAGCCGGGCGAGTTTAAAGACGTAGATGTGCCATCAGGCAGCATCCGCGACAACATTATGACTCTTCCTTATAAAGAGCCTAGCCAGACCCTACTAGCCCTACTAGATAAGATTACTAACGAAGGCCGTAGATTAGGCGCTATCGCAGATATGAACATCTCTGACATGTCAGCCAATGCCCCCGTGGGTACTACGCTGGCCCTGTTGGAGCGTACGCTGAAGCCTATGGCAGCAGTACAAGCACGAGTTCACTTCGCGATGAAGCTAGAGTTTAAGATGCTCAAAGCTATCATGGCAGAGGAAGCCCCCACTGAGTACGCCTACGAGCCTGCTAGAGGCGAAGTAACAGCGCGTGCGTCAGACTACGCTATGGTGGACGTAATCCCTGTAAGCGACCCTAACAGCTCTACAATGGCACAACGCGTTGTACAGTATCAGGCAGCCCTACAGATGGCGGAGAAGACCCCGCAGATTTACGACCTACCACAGTTGCACCGTCAGATGCTTGAAGTTCTAGGTATCAAGAACGCAGATAAGCTAGTACCTACGGATGATGACATTAACTTGACTGACCCCGTAAGCGAGAACATGAACGCCCTAACAGGTAAGCCTATCAAAGCGTTCATCGAACAAGACCACGAAGCGCACATCGCTACGCACACTGCGTTTATGCAAGACCCAATGGTTATGCAGTCTATCGGTCAGAACCCACAGGCAAAGCAGATTATGGCGTCGTTACAGGCACATATCGCTGAGCACGTAGCGTTCAGATACCGTAAGCAGTTAGAAGACAAACTAGGCGTTACATTGCCTAAGCCGAACGAAGAGCTACCCCCAGAGATCGAACTACAGCTATCTAGACTCCAAGCTAACGCTGGCGGTCAGGTTTCGCAAGAGCATAAAGCGCAGGCCGCACAAGCCCAAGCGCAGCAGCAACAGCAAGACCCAATCATCCAGATGCAGCAGCAGGAGCTACAGATTAAGCAGGCAGAAGTACAGCGCAAGGGTCAGAAAGACCAGACCGATGCGCAAATCAAAATGCAAGAGCTGCAACTCAAGGCTCAAGCACAACAGTCCGATGCTCAGATGGATCAGGCTGAACTCCAGCTCAAGCAACAAGAGCTGCAAATCGACGCCCAGAAAGCGGGCGCAAAACTAGCCGCTGACAGAAAGGTCGCAAACACCAAACTTGATTTAGAGTTAGGTAAGGTCAAGCTGGAGGCGAATAAAAAACCTAAGGAATAATTATGACTACCGTCTTTGACGTGCTTGAGAAGAACATCGTGGAGCAAATCTCCGCAGCAGAAGAACATCTTGGTGGAGGCGCATGTGATGACCATGCCCAATACCGAGAAGTAGTTGGCTTGATTCGAGGTCTGAAAGTCAGCTTATCTTACGTAAATGACCTTTCGCAAAACTTTATGGAGCAAGACGATGACTAGAGAAGTAGCTAATGTACCTACGCCAGTAGGATACAGGGTACTTATTGAGTTACCAGAAGTAGATGATACCTATGGGGATAGTGGGATTATTAAGTCCTCAAAAGAACAACGCCACGAGATGATACTGTCTATTAGCGGAAAAGTGGTCGATATGGGTGAAGGTGCCTATAGCGACGAAGACCGCTTCCCGACAGGAGCTTGGTGCAAAGTAGGTGATCATGTAGTTTTCCGTGCCAATACTGGCACGCGATTTAAGATCGGTGAAAAAGAGTATCGTCTGATGAACGACGACTCAATTGAAGCCGTTGTAGATGACCCCCGTGAATTAACACGAGCAGCCTAAGGAGCAGATTATGGGTTTCCAACCAGTAGAGTACTCGTTACCGCACGAGAAAGATGAAGAGATTGAGATCGAGTCTTCCAGTGCCGAAGAGTTAAAAGCAAATAAGAAAGAAGAAGAGTCTGAAATTGAGATTGAAGTAGTAGACGATACCCCCAAAAAGGATCGTAAACGTAAGGCATCCGCGCCCCCTGAAGACGTAACTGACGATGAGTTAGAGAGTTACTCTGAGAAAGTACGTAACCGTATTAAGCACTTCAGCAAAGGCTATCACGATGAACGTCGAGCTAAAGAAACGGCCCTACGTGAGCGTGAAGAACTGGAGCGTGTAGCTCAACAGCTTGTCGATGAGAACAAGAATCTCAAAGGTACTGTTAGTAAGAACCAAGATGTTTTACTTGAACAGGCTAAAAAGCAAGCGGCTTTAGAGACTATGGCTGCTAAACGCGCATATAAAAACGCGTATGAGGCAGGCGACGCGGATAAACTATTAGACGCGCAAGAGAAGCTAAATGCAGCCAACTTAAAATCAGACAAAGTAAAGAATTTTAAACCGAGTCCTTTACAAGACGATGAAAATCAGGTACAACTGCCCCAAAGAACCAAGAAAGATACCCGAGCCGCAAGTTGGGCAGAGGAAAACTCTTGGTTTAACCAAGACAAAGCCATGACTGGCTACGCTTTGGGAGTACACGAAGAGCTAGTAGCAGACGGTGTAAGTCCCACAAGTGATGAATACTACGAGACTATTGATTCTCGTATGCAGAAAGTGTTTCCAGACAAGTTTGAAGACACTTATGAGGAAGAACCAAAATCTAGACGTAAGTCAAATGTGGTTGCACCCGCTACGCGGAGCACGACCCCTAAGAAGGTCACATTAACGCAAACACAAGTGGCTATCGCCAAGAAGTTGGGAGTTCCCCTAGAACTATACGCCAAAAAGGTTGCTGAAGAGATGAGGAAAGTATAATGGCCGAGAATAGAATTAACCGCGAAACTACGACCCGCGAAAAAGAAACACGTAAAACCGCATGGCAACGTCCAGAGGTTCTACCTTCTCCATATCCCGAAGAGGGGTATGTATTCCGTTGGGTTCGTACGAGCATGACCGGGCAAGTTGACGCCATGAATGTATCCTCAAAAATCCGCGAAGGTTGGGAACCTGTCAAAGCGTCGGATCACCCAGAAATCACACTTGTATCTGTTGAGAACGAACGGTTCAAAGATAATGTAGTGGTAGGCGGGCTAATGCTTTGTAAGGCACCACAGGAAATGGTTGATGAGCGCAATGACTACTATAGACAACAGTCTACCGCACAAATCAAATCTGTGGACAATAACCTCATGCGAGAAAATGATCCAAGAATGCCGCTCTTCAACGATCGGAAATCAAAGGTTACCTTTGGTAAAGGGTAACTAAACTAAATTATATAAGGTAAATAATTATGGCTTCTACAGCTTCCCCATACGGGTTCATTCCCGTAAAGAAGGCTGACGGTACTCCCTACGCGGGCGCCCGTGATTCCTTCTTAATTGACCCTAGCGGCGTAGCCAACAACATCGGTTACGGTTCTATTGTCGAAATTGCCGCAGGCTACGTACAGCTTGCTTCTGGTACTGGCGCTGACGCCACTACTAACAACCTCGGCGGCTCCAGCATTGGTGCTCTGGGTGTATTTGTTGGTTGTGAATACGTCAACAGTGAAGGTCAGTTGATCTTTGCTCAGTACTATCCTTCAGGTACTGCTAACGCTACTGCGTACGTAGTTACTGATCCCGGTGTTACTTTCCAAGTACAGGCTGACGCTGCTGTTGCTCAAACTGCTCTTGGTCACAACGCACCACTTAGTGCCGCACAAAATGCTACTACTTCTGTGAACACCACTACTGGTAAGTCTAACGTATCTCTCGATGCTACGACTGCTACTGCTACTAAGGCGTTTAAGGTTGTTGGTTTCAGCACTAAAACTGGGTCTGCTATCGGCGATACTGCCACAGACGTACTCGTTAAATTTAACCTTCCGTACCACCAGTTTGGTACCGGCATTGTAGGAGAATAACTAATGGCTATTTCAAGAAGTCAATTACTCAAGGAATTGCTGCCCGGTCTGAACGCACTGTTCGGTTTAGAGTACGCAAAGTATGGTGAAGAGCACAAAGAGATTTTCGAGACTGAAACCTCTGACCGTTCTTTTGAAGAAGAAACTAAGCTGTCTGGCTTTGGCTCTGCACCTGTTAAAGGTGAAGGTTCTGCCATTGAGTATGACACTGCGCAAGAAGCGTTCACTGCTCGTTACACGCATGAAACTGTTGCTATGGGTTTCGCTATCACTGAAGAAGCTGTAGAAGATAACCTGTATGACTCTCTGTCATCTCGTTACACTAAAGCTCTCGCACGTGCTATGGCTTACACCAAGCAGGTTAAAGCTGCTGACATTTTGAACAACGCTTTCGCTGCTGGTACTACTTACGGTGATGGTAAATCACTTTGTGCTACTGACCATCCATTGGTTGGCGGTGGTACTAACTCTAACGAACCAGCCGTTGCTGCTGATCTTAACGAAACTTCTTTAGAAGCTGCTGTTATTCAGATCGCTGGCTGGACTGACGAGCGTGGTCTTCTGATCGCATCTAAGCCTAAGAAGCTAATCATCCCACCAAACCTGCAATTCGTTGCTACCCGTTTGTTGGAGACTGAAGGCCGTGTAGGTACTGCTGATAACGATCTCAACGCCATTAAGAGCAACGGTGTTGTACCCGGCGGATACACAGTAAACCACTATCTGACTGATACAGATAACTGGTTCCTTACTACTGACATCCCTAACGGTCTAAAGCACTTTGTTCGTAGCCCAATGGCTACTTCTATGGACGGTGATTTCGACACTGGCAACAGCCGTTACAAGGCTCGTGAGCGCTATTCATTCGGCGTTTCTGATCCACTGGGTATCTTCGGATCTCCGGGCGCTTAATCGCGTAGTAATAAGTTGTACTAAGGGGGCTTCGGCCCCCTTTTTTATGGTTGACGTAAAGTAACACGTTGTGGTATGTTGGTAGCTCGGGAAACAATTTTCGGCGTATCTGACAGACCCGACTGACGACATGTAGACAGATATGCCCTAACTCACATGTGAGAACTATTATGGCTTTAACTACATTTTCAGGCCCAGTAAAATCTAACAACGGTTTTATCGGTCAAGGTGCAGCAGATCTAACTGCTGACACTACCCTTACAGTAAATGCCCACGCTGGTCGTGTACTGACTACAAATGATGCAGATGGCAAGTTCACTCTGCCTACCATCACTTCCGACAACATCGGTTCTACTTTTACTTTCTACGTAGAAACTGCTGCTACTGACATGGACATCCTGACCGACGGCACTGACAAGTTCGTTGGTGGTCTCTTCACTGGCGTAAACGACGGTGAGAATGGCAAGACCTTCATCTCTGGTGCATCTAACGACGTTATTACTATGAATGGCACTACCAAAGGTGGCCTAGTAGGCTCTATGGTCACTGTCACTGCCATCGCTACTGCTAAGTATGTTGTATCTGGCACTATCCTTGGTTCTGGCACTCTGGTTACTCCATTCGCAGACGCATAATAGGAGAACGCCATGAGCACTAGCTCTGATGTATTCGCATTACGCAAGAACGCTACGGGGTTTGTTGGGTTTCAAGGCCCAGCACGCCTCCGTCAGGTGGAGGTTTTTACTTCTAGTAGCGGTACTCCAAGACTTACCTTTACAGACGGTAACGGCGGAGCTACCTTACTCGATTTAGACCTTACTACTAGCGATACCCACTCGGTAAACATCCCTGCGGACGGTATACTGTTTAAGGATGGTGTGTACATTTCTACGTTTACTGCCCTCGAAGCAGTAACAGTATTCTTATCCTAGGGAGTAGCTATGTCACGTAAAGTAGATATTGTATCCAAACGTGTTGCGGCAGTCGGGTCAGTAAGTGGTGGCCCTGCCCGTTTACGGCAGTTAATGGTTAAATCTTCCGGTAGTGGTACCCCCAGAATCGTCCTAAAAGATGGTGACGGTGGTGATAGTCTGTTGGACATAACCTTCACCAACACTGACGTACATTCGGT